TATTCAGCAACTGAATGAACCTCATCATATATTCAAAGTTCAGTGTCTGTCAGATACTCTCATTATTATAGGCAGGAACTGTGACTAATTATCTTCATCTATCATTAAGTATCAAATATCGACAATTGTTTGTGCCAACTTTGTGCCATTTCTCAAATAAAGCGACGGCTCAAGTTAAGTCGTCGCTTTTAAGGTTTCCCTTTTGGCTTCTTTGATTATAGCATATCGGTGCAAAATCATCTGAAATTGCACAGATTCTTTACTTTCTATCATATAGTGCTGCCAGCTCATGAACCCGTTCCCAGGCAGCCTTCTTCATAGTTTCTGGATCCGACCGGTACCTTTTTAATGTAGGGCGCGGAATTCCAAGTTTCCTGCTAGTGGCCGATAAGCCATTGTTTTTGTCGCAAATAAAAGCCTTCGCTTTTTCAAAATCATCCATGATTAAAACTCCCGATTCTTAATGGTATCAATCAGTTTGTCAATATTTTCTTCGGTCGTTTTTGCTGGATCCTGCTTAAAGGTAGCCCATACGGCATCAATCAGAAAATGCGCACTCCGGATTTGCAAGTAATAGCTTGCTGCGGCAATAGGCGAATTAATTGAGAAACCTTTTACATAAAAACTTACTCTTAATTCCGGATCAATATCTTTGTCTGTGAAGGAAGCGATGTTGGCCTGTTGGTCAGCAGAAACAATCTTCCAAAGTCCACCATCTGTGTTATTCATAGTTTTGGTTGCTTCTTCATCATTCGCTGGCGTGCAGTTATCTTTGATGTAGTCAACAGCTTCTTGAATCAAGTCCATGAAAAAGTCTCCTGCTGAGACTTCCTCCCGTACTTCTTCAATAACAGGTACCAAGTTATCCATGATGGTGGTGTCATTGTAGTTTTTCATAATAACTTCTCCTTTTTGCTTAAATGCGATTGCGAGCACTGATGGCGATGAACTGTACCGATTCAAACAACTTTCCATTGTCAATCCGATAATACTCAGTGCGCCCAAAGCTATTTACAATCCGGTGCAACTTGACGATATGAGCTTCACACTTATTCTCATCGTATGACTGACCGAACATTTTACGCGCTTCATCTGACATTGACATGCACTCAGCCCGAACAATTGCGTCATGGTTAGCATCAATTGCGATTTCCCTAGTCAGGCCATCATTTTTATTAGTTACAGTTGAGTGTCCATTTGCTGGATCTTCGCAAACCCATTTAAGATTTTCGATGAATTCGTCTTTGCTAATGCCGAACTTCTCATTCCAGTTGTTAAAGATTTTGCTGCCGCCATTTTCAACAATTTTTTTCTTAGTGTCAAAGTTATTCATCTTAGTTATCTCCTTTGTTTTTCCTTGATTACCTTACGACTATATAATACCACGTTTTGGATATTATGCAATACCTTTGGATTATAAAATATCCATTTTAAAAATAAAAAAGGCCCCGCCGAAGTGGAGCCCTGTAAGGTAATCTCCCAAAAAAGGAGACTTAATAAGTATACCATACTAAAAAAAGACCCGGCACCTGCTTCCACACAGGCCCGGGTCACGGTTAACTTTTGAAGAGGAGACTTTTCATCTCCATTCTTTCTTATTTTGCATTGACCAGCAGGGTTCCGTCCTGCTGACGACTTACACTAATGTCATGTGCTACAAACGTCTGCTCCGTCTTGCCGTCAAGGACTGGCATAGCTGGCCCCTGGAATGGGTCGAACCAGTAGTCGACGTACTTGCCTTCGCCGTGTTCTTCATCAGAGTAGCGGGCAATAATCTGGAGCTTGTGGCCGACCAGACTAGCGTCATAGTCAAATACGGCATTGAAGCCCGATTGCCCGGATCCATAGATTCCCGGTTGGGCCTTGGCAACATCTGGGCGAGCCGCAGAATCAACCTTGACCCGTTGCAGTTCCCGATTATTGGCCGCGTCAAACAGAATGACGAAGCGATGCTGCTTGCCAATGGACAAGTCAGACGCAAACCAGCCGGCGACGTGTAGCTGCTTGCCGAAGCTGACACTCATGCTATCCAGGTAAGCAGCTGATTTGGTCAAATCCGCTAGGCTGACATAGTCAGTGGCGTTCCCATTTCCTGCAGGGTCGTCCGTGTACCGGAAGTAGACCCGCAGCTTCTTACCAGCCATCGCCACCGTGTAGTCAAACTTGGCCGTGAAGCCAGACTGACCAGCCCCCGGAATATCTGGGAAAGCCTTAGCCACGTCTGGGCGTGGTGACAGTGCCACACTCTGCCGGGCAAACTCATGCCCCTGGTCATCGGTGATGATGACGTAGTGGTTGCTCTTGCCGTTCGCTTTATCACTGGCAAACCAGCCGCCAACGACCAGCTTACCTTCTTCAAAGTGGCAGTCGTCCAAGTGACCGCCACTGGTAATCTTCTCTTCCATAGTAAACACCCCCGTTAGATCTACTGAACCATCAACACCCCAGCCGTGCCAGTTGTCAGTGTACTGCCAACCATCGATGTAGGCTGAAATGCTTGGGAAGCTACCATAATCTGGTGTATAAGCTGGCCCCAAGCGTGGGTACGCGGCCACCCAGAACTTCGCACCCGTGGCCTGCCGAATTGCTTCGTAGTCCCACAGGCTCGCCATACCAGAGTACGAGTAAAAGGCTGGCACGAAGCCGTTGGCCTTGATTGTCTTACAGAATGCAATGCACGCCTGCGTATTGTAGGCCCGGATCCCGGCCCGCTCTTCGTAGTCCAGGACGATGATGGACCCATGCGGCAGGCCCATGCTATTGGCCGTTGCAATAGCGTAGTTTGCTTCGTTGACTGCCTGGTAGGAGTTGCCAACAAACTTTGCGAAGTGGTAAGCTGCTACCTTCATGCCGGCCAACTTGGCTGCCGCAATTTGGTCCCAGCCATACGGGTTCCGATACCAAGTTCCCTCAGTAATCTTGACGATGGCCCCCGCTACGCCTAACCGCTTGGCTTCGTCCCAGAAGGCCCGGTTCTGCGCATTAGGCTGGTAGCCCGATACGTCCAAAAATTCTAGCCTAGCCATTGTGGACCACCACGCCCGTCTGTGGCTGAGCGGTCGGGTCGACAGTTGGCGTCAGATCACTCTTTTCGTAGGCCGCCTGAACTGCGTGTTCAATGGTTTGCCGCTGAACATCGAAGCCCTTGTCAGCCAGAGTAGTGCCAACCATGCGGGTGGCCACGTTAAACTTATCGTGGCCTGTAATGGCCGTGTTGCTTACCAAGCTATTGACTGCGTTATCGGCCAATGAGTTGACCAACCCCAGCAGCTCCTTTTCCTGCACGGTCTTGGCGTGCTTCTGCTTCTCTACCATGACGGGCTTGAGATACTTCCAGGCAAAGACTGCTCCGGTCCCCGCAACCCCCGATGTTACAAGCCAGTTCCCCAAGTGCATTAAAAAATTCCACATAAGATTATTCCTTCTTTCGGTCGTATACTTCATGTTCCAGACTTGTGATTCTTTGGTTCCGCACTTTAGCTTCCCCAATGTGCTCCTCAAATCGGTCTTCCAGTTTATCCAGACGGTGCTTAGTTTCGCGATTGTCATTAACCAATCCTCGGAGTGTCGAATCTAGCATTTCCATCGTATTTTGAAGTTTATTCATTACTGACGTCACTTTGATGATTACTCCAAAGAAACAACCGATGCCACCAATGATTGCAACGATTGATCCCCATTCATCAATTCCCAGTCCCATAACTTGGTGCATTTACTCGCCTCCCTAAAATTGGGTAAAATAAAAGCGCCTATCCGAAGATAAGCGCTGATGGTACTACTTAAAGAACTTAAATAGCCATTTGATTAGTTGTTTAACGTGCTTACTAGGCACGATGAGGATCATGATGCACCAATGCAATTGGGACACCTCCCAACTTGCACATATTCGTGGGGTGACTAAGCCCAACGGCGTGCTTGTATATTGTACCATAGAAAAACTATGTTATAATATAGCCATGAGGAAATGATGCCGGTGTGCAAAATGGCTTCAGCTGACTACTTGAGCCGAACCGGTTGCGGGCGCTTAATAAGCGTCCATTTTTTATTTTAAAGCCGCCCATAATAAAAGCCCTGGAATTTAGCGATTTCAAATCGCAAAAATCTGGGGCTTTCTATGTATTGTGTATTTCTCAGGCGACTATATATCAGCTATATTCAGCTATCTAACGAGCTATACAGCTGCTGGTGCGGCAGGAACGTAGTCCTTGCCAGTAATTGCCTTATAGCCGGCGGCAGTCAGAACTGCATCGCCCAACTTTACATAAAAGTCCAAATCAAAGCCAGTTGTACCATACATAATTTTGCAAAAATCAAACATTGCTCCCATGATTACTTACCTCCGTTTGTAGTGTCCTTTGCGATTAATCCTGCAATCTGAGCACCTAAGGCTTGTACAGCTTTGGTGTTTTTCTGGTTATCGATTACCAGCTGCCCGACCTGCTTGCCCAAAGCACCCAGTGCTTCGGTCCCCTTGTCATTTGCTGGCTGGCTAGGCTGAGCAAACTGTGGGTTTTCAGCCAAGAACTTCTTCTGCTGTGCTTCCAAGTAAGCCTTGCGCTCCTCATCAGTTGCGGCTACCCATCCGGTAGGTGTCAGCTTCTGCGGCGACTGTAAGCCACTCGGATTGTCGAAGCTTTCATTTGATTTAAGCTGATAACCATCGGGTTCCGGACGCGCCCCCATAGACACGAGGGTTACTGGGTCCGCGTAGTATACCATTGCCATTTGCTATTCCTCCTATTCTTCGTGAAAATAAAGTGCGTGGCCTAAAAGGGCTTCTTTCCAATCAGCATTAGCATTCCCATCATCGCGGAACAAAAGGAGCCCGGTGTTAGCTAGGTTCCCATGGAAACCACCGACTTCAACAATGACAGGCAATTCCATATTTATAGCTTTAATGCTGTCAGGAACAATCATCGCATTATCAATGAAGCCACCCTTAATCCCGTTGGTATGAAGTTTCACGTCAAGCTCAACTAATTTCCCATTTGGGAATTGAGCATAACGGTAGCCTTTCATATTGGAATCAGGTTTCACACCATTATAGATTAGTCCTTCAGTGGACCATTTAGACCACTTCAAACCAGAGATTGGTTCGCCACTCTCTAAATATTCAATAATCTTATTAACTTTGGCGTCCCAGTTGGGTTCGCCGTGCTTTAAAGTTTGCAATTCGCTCATTTGAGTTACTCCTTTCTTAAAAAGCAGGTAACTCAAATGAGATACCCGCTAAATTACGTAAATAAAGTCTCCTACATAGGTCCAATTATTTTGGTCTGCCTTTAGCTCATCGGTGCTAAGGACTCCCACTTTGTTATCAGAAATTTGACCAACAGTTTGCCAATAACGGCATTGAAGCATTCGATTTTTGGGCTTTACGTTATCTGGGATTGCAAAGATTTCCGTGTACTGACCCGCCTTAGCATTACCTTTGGTTACTACTTGCAAGTCGACAATCTTCTTATCACCAATTTGTACGTAAGAATAGGTAGCCCGACCACTCCAACCGTTTAGGAAAACAATGCCTTCATCCGTTGGCTTAGTCCATTGGAGGCCGTTTACTACCCCCCCATTTTTTCTACGGTATCAACGAGGCGGTTGTACTTGTCTTGCCACAAGCCTTCGCCGCGCACCATTTTCAGTTCATCAGCCATGTTATACCTCCTATAAGTTTGTCATTAGGTCCTTGTACTGCGTGATAAATTCCTTATCAATTGTGAAGCCAGTGGCCTTAGCCCCCTTGAGTGATATGGTCAGCGTATAGATGTCAGTAACCACGTACACGTTTGGCCCGTCACACTCAGCAGAGCTAGGTGTTTCCAAATTAATGCCCGGCATTCTAAAACGAATGTCAGCTGGCGAAATGTAAATTTCACACTTGTTACCGTCAAAGATTGGCTGCACCTTAACTTCACTGACCTCGGACCCGCCGGCCATATCCACGTCGACCTGGGCAATTCCGGCCCCATACTTCGACACATACATATGAACCGGTGGCATTAAGTCCACGAAGCCGTCAGCGTCCGCCTTGGCTTCGTAGGTCACCGTTCCCATGTGGATTGGGGCCATATCTTCAACAATGCCAAAGTCCCGCTCTGCGATATAGCCGGTGCCCAGCTCAATGATTGTCGTCCCGTTGGCCGTTTCACCATCACGCTTGACCCGAATCCGCCAGAAGCCGCCGCGAGCGTCATCACGTGCTTCCCAGCCTTGGGTTACAACCAAGTCACCTGGCAACGGCTGGACAGCGTCCTTCATATCCTGCACAGTAGCGTACTGGAAAATCCGGTCATGGAACTGTGCCGCTTTCAACGTTTCCTGAATTTGCTTGGTCATATCAAGCAGTTGTTGGTAGCGGATATACAGGCCGTCCTTAGGGTCATTGACCGCATTGATGGCATCAAGCAGGGTCTGCTTGTAATTATCAATCCAAGCGGTCATGTTGTCCTTGAAGTCCTTGCCCATCTGCTTAATGTCAGCAGTGGTCTTGTTCCCCTGATCGGTTACGGCCTTGAGAATGGCTTCAAACTCTTCAACGTAAGACTTTTCAGCGTCCCCCATGTGGGCGTAGAACTTGTTGTCAAAGACATCAAATTTCAGGTCCACCGTCGAAATGGAATTATCATTCTCATCGATGAACTGGATATAGAACTGCTCCCAGTGTCCAGGGGCGTTGAATGTCCGACTGTCAAATTCCAGCGTGAACTTGCCGACAACTGGTTGGTCACCCCGATAGATAGTGAAGTCGGTTACGGGCTTAACATGGCGGTGAGGTACCCCCTTACCGTCGACACCACCCCAGGCAACCTTGAGTGTTCGCAAGTCTACCGGGAAGCCATTATCTTGGATCCACAGCGGCATAGTATCTTGAGTATCACCAGCACGGGCGTTAAAGTGGCCGGAAATATCCAGCTCTTGGTCCTCGTACCGGGTTAAATCAACCAGTGTCCGCATTCGATCTCCTTGTTGTGCCATATCTCACACTCCTTTCATTAATTCATTCCAGCCAAGAATGGCTGGAGGTTTTTATCAAGCTGGTCTAACAGCTTTCTACAATCGTCAAAATCGTCCGACAGTTTGGCGATATAGATGTCGTCAATCACTAGCCGTTCAGGCAACCACAGCTTGATGTCGGGGGTGTCCCCAATTTCATAGTCAATGATGCCCGAGTCGTTGTACACGGCCACCAGGTTGTTGATGACGGCTTCTAGCTGTCGAATACAATCAATCGTCCAAAGATAGACGGCCCGGTTGAGCTTGTCGCCCGGCTTGGGCACCGGGATCAAGCTCAGCTTGGGCACGTCCACACTGGCTTCATATGCGGGCTGGCCCTTGTTATACAAGGCAATCACCCGCTGGTAAATCGCTGTGATGTTGCTGTTGTAATACTCCACTAGATTCACGTTTCACACCTCAATCAACCGTAATCGTTGTTGTGACAGTTTCCCACGGGTACCAGGTATCGCCAGAGCCATTCCGAATGAAAGTCATGGGCCGTTGACTGTCCAGCACTTTGAGTGTCTGATGGGCGTAGCCGCCATATGACACGGTCGATAAAATACCTATCGTCCCCGCCTGAGCACTTTCAATCAGATCTGACCGGTCTGGTATCATGACCGCAACTCGTTTCAGCTCATGAGAAAAGCCCTCCGAATACTCGGAAGGCTTCTTTACTGTAAGCTCATCGTTAGCATTAATATTGGCCCTTGCATTATTTGCCAGAGCCACTGCGTCGTTAGCCATTTGCTCAGCCTTGGTAATGTCGGCCCTAGCTTGCTCCAGTTCAGCAGTATGGACCAAGTCAGTCGGTATAACCGGCAGTTCGTTCCGGTCAACCTTGTCAGCTAGAGCCTTGCTGTTGGCGTCCGCTGTTGATTGTGCCTCTTCCGCTTTGCTTAGTGCGCTGTCGGCAGTCGCTTTTACTTCATCGACCTCGCTTGTCTTAGCGTAAGGCGTCAAGTCCGGTGGCTTTGGTATATCGGACTTTTTAGCATAGCCGTCTAGGTCAGCCTGTTTCAGGAAGCCAGACACGTTTGGAATATCCGACTTTAGTGCCAGGATTGGCTTACCAGTAATCTGGCTCCAGCTCATCGACTTAGGCACGTCCGCCAGCTTAGCGTAGTCCGCCAACTCTGCTTCTTTGACAAGGCCAGTCACACTAGGTATGTCACTTAACTTGGCATAGCCGGTTAAGTCTGGCGCCTGCGGTATATCAGTCTTCTTGGCGTAATTGACCAACTCGGTTTCTTTCACTAGCCCCGTCACGCTTGGAATATCAGTGAGCTTAGCGTAACCATCAAGTGATGGTAATTCACTCTTCAAAGCGTACCCTGACAGGTCCACGGGGGCTGGCAGTTCCTTCTTTAAGGCGAACTGATTAAAGTCCGGCAGGTCACTCCGAAGAGCCAGGTCAGGCTTACCCTTGATATTGTCCCAGGTAAGCGACACAGTGCTTGCAATCTGCTTGCTGACAAACCCTTGCAGGTACTTCCAGAGCCTGTCAGCGTCCTCCTGGCGGTACTTACGGCCAAACATGGTGTAAGTCACATAGAAGTGCACCCCATTGTCTGGGGAGTACCCTAGGCCGTAGATGTTAGTTTCCGTATCATAACCCGGCTGGAGCATGATGGGCTGGATATACTGCAAATCAGCGGTTGGCTTCGTTACCACCGGATTGACATTGGTCGTGGCGTACAGGCTAAGTATATCGCTCTTCGTGTAGTCACGATCAACGTCGCCGGTGTAGCTGCCGAAGCCGCCGCTACCTGCACCTGACATCTGCCAGATGTCGTAGTTGGCAGGCTCATAGCTATATGAGGCAACCCAGCGGGCCACCTTGAGCTGTTGCAGTTGACTATCCTGGAACTTGGCCTTGTAGGGGCTGTCGGAGCAGTAAAGCCCAACCTTGTACGTGTCCCCCACTGCTTTGCGGAACACGGCAAATTGGCCGTTCCAATCAGCCGGCAGGGACTTGTCTTCCATGTCTAGGAAGAGGTACTGATTAGCGGTCAGACCCAGGCTCTTAGCATTCTGCACGGCCCATTCAGCTTCGCCGCTCATGTTGTACCAATAGTGGTACAAGTGCCACATGAAGCCGTACTTCTGGGCATTGGCGATATGTTGAGCGGCGGCGGTGTCTTGTGTCTTACCGTAGCCGGCACGGATAATCAGCCCCTGAATACCAGCCTGTTTGGCTGCCTGATAGTCAAACTTGTTAGGGTCTTGGGAGTATGACACGTCTATCCAATTAGCCTTTGTCATCTTCTCCCCTCCTAACTGTTCGTGAACTGCTTGATAGCTTCCAGTTCGTTTTGTGAGAACTTCATTGAACTGTCACTATCATCATTTTGTGGCTTATTAGTATCTACGTTATCGACGTGAGTTTCAGCACGGCCACCAGTACCACCATATGTGTCTATGCGGTCGACGTTCCGATTGATTTGCTTGATAGACTGGTAAAGAGCGTAAATGCTATTTTTCATCGTCAAGCCCGTGTTATTCCAGGTCAGCGTTGCATCGTCACCGTCTGGGTTATATGGATTGTACTCAACCCCCATTAAGGTTACGTCGAAGTTAATGTCCTTATCAGGAACGATTAGACGAGCTACGTCGCCCAACTCAAAATTGCGCTCTCCGAACTGATTATTAGAAATAGTAGTTGGCGGGTCATGCTGAACGGTGTTTTCGACATACTGTTTCAAGGTATTCATGTCATAGATGCTATCCATTACAATTGGGGCACCTTTATGGATTCCATACCGTTTAACGCTTTCCTCGTTACGGTAATGATAATGCAGTGAATAATACGTTTGTGTCGTAGTAGTCACATTACTACTATCCCCACTATCACCACCGGGTGAAGCATTACCGCCTGTCTTAATCATTTGCTGTGGGTCCAACCAGGTACCATCATTAGACGCCCAGTGAGCAAATGCCGCTGGAATAGCCATTCTGGTGATTCCAATGTGAACATGGGTGCCGTCCCGAATACCGATTACATCACCGGTTTTAATCGTTTGCCCCACCTGAACACGGAATAGGCCAGGATTGCTAAATGCTTCCTGATATTCAACGTTTAGCCCGGTGCTATCGGTAACAACACAGTACCAATCGACCCCTTGACCATAAGCAATTTGGGTTACTTTGCCACCGTGAATAGCATGCACTTCTGCCCCAGGGTGGTCAATTGAACCAAAGTCAAGACCATCATGGAAGTTATTAGGACGTCCATTCCCTGGGTGAACACCGAATAGCTGATCACTCATAAACGAACCCTCACCACAGGCAAAGGGCCAAGCCCAGCCGCCACCACCAGCGCCGTCGTTATGAACGGTATGACCGCCCCAAGATTTGATAACTGCCACACAGCCGGATAAAGGCTTACCGTAGTAGCCGCCAGCGATCCCTTCGAGTTCCCAAGCGGCCGCTGCCGTGCCCTGCAAGTATACGTGACCGATGGTCCCCTTTGGGAATTCCTGATTCCACTTAGCAGCTAGACTTTGATTACCCTTGCCACTCTCAGTAGCAGCCGTAATGGTTGGCGTTTGTGCAGTCTGCTTAATCCAGTCACAGACGGAAGCAGCATCTTGATAGGCATCCCCATGTCGATAAGTATGATTAAGCCAGCCATAGCCAGTTCCTTGCTCTTGCAATTCGTAAGCAAAGAACCATTCAGGGCTGACGCCGTTCTGCTTAATCACGTCATAAAGACGATTTACATCGACACCCCAGGCTTGAACACGATTCGAACGGGCTGCAAAGTTGCTAAGCATTGCTTGCTTGTTAACGCCGAAGTCAGCATTGATAGGTGATTTACAGAACCCCTCAACGGAATCAAGGTCACCGCCACCACCTCCGCCTCCGGAAGTGATGTCCTTCTCCATCTTCCCACCGTAAACTTCGCAATCGTTGACCATGTCATTACCTTCCGACTGAATGTTTACAGTGGAGGCGTTACTCATATAGCGAAAGACCATGTCGGTTTGGTTACGCAGGCTTGGAAGGTCGTATATCTTGAGGACAAAATTATCCGGTACATAGTAAGCACCAAAAGTGGCAAGGTTTGACCCCAACCATTCAAATAACGACCCAGAGCACTCAACTGCTGCTTGCGGAAAGTTTCCGTGCAGCTCGTAGCTGATATTTTGGTCGTTATTTTTGAAGAACTGATCTAGTCGGTCTTGCAACGTGTAAGTTTGTTGCTCGTCGGTTTTCTTAATGGTGATTGTTCCCGGCGCCGGATCCTGTTGCTGGTTGTCCCCCGAATTATCAGAATCACCGCCAGATGTTTCCGGGTGGTCTTCTGTTGGTTCTGACGGATCAATCCGCAGGTTTTTCATACGGTCAATTAAAGCAGCGTTAGCAGTGACTTGCACTGTTGGAAATCCATTTTCGTCAAAATCGTATTCCAGCTGTTGAATGTTGTACATCTGGTTGTTAAACCAAAGGTACCGCTTCATAGCTAGTAGGTTAAAGGCGTCTTTGAACTGGTCAGTATAAGTAGCTGTAAATGAAATTTCATAATTGGAATTTAATTGCCAGTTAACTTTAAAAGAGTTCCGCAAATCGTTGTAATCCAGCAGTTCTTCGGTCGTTAACAATTTGTTATTAAGCCCATCAGTAACTGTGAGAACATTTCGTGCAGTAGTTGCTTCACTCATGATAACCACCAGAACGGAAAATCAAACATGGCTTTGCCTATAAAATTATCGATCTGGATTGCATTCGTCTCCTTTTGCAGAGTGATAATCCCCTGGTCATTCTGCATAGTGTCTGACTTGCCATCAAGCGTGGTCCTAACGCCATCAAGGACCCATTTCCCCTTAAAATTTGATGGGCTATTCTTACGATTGTTGTTTGCATCGGTGGTCGAAACACCGCTCCTCGTAATCGAATCGCCCGTCGTCTTATTGGTAATTTTCATATTACCGTTTGAGCTACCGTCAAGCGTCAGAACGAATGGGTGACCACGCCGCTCTGGGTCAATAAGTACGTCAGACGGATTGTATACCGTAAAGGTCCCTGTACCATTGACACTAAAAGTGTAGCTGGGCTTATCCAGGGGCTCGTTATCGCCAAATCCCAGTACATGATTGTCATAGTCTAGGCTAGTCCCGATTGACCGGCTCAAACCGATTAAATCGGTAAAGGTCACGTCAACGGTCCAGCCTTTATCAGCAAAGAATGTTGGTTTGCCTAGCTTAGCCATGACATAGTACATACGATGGGGCCAATTGGCGAAACAGATCCAGTATGCTTTCCGGCTTACTAAAAAACGCTGCAAGGCGTCATAGCCCAGCAACGTATCTGGTTCGTCGTAACTGCCATCAGTAAAAAAGGTCACTGTAAATTCCCGCTGGTCATACACACTGGATAGTAAGCGTTGACCATCTTGGATTGCAATCCGCCGATAGGTATTAGATTGATTGGCCGGTTGTACGTCCGGCGGCTTTGCGCAGTATACATCTTCTAAATCTGGCACATCAAAGATACTGGTCCACTCCTTACCATCATCGGAAATAGATAGCTCAATCGGGTCAAAGGTTGGTTGATCCATCTCTCCATACCGGTAAGCACGTGGCTTATCTTTTCGTGCTGAAAAAGTCTGTATCATGATTCACTATCCTTTCACTCGTGATACTAGCTTAGCATTCTTCTTGTTGACACCATTAGTCAGCCTATCCATGTCCAAGATAACTTGCGGATCAATATCGCCAACTAAGTCAGCTAACTGGCTTAGTAGTTCGATAACTTTATCCAGCTTCGACCCTTGCGTTGAGGAACCGCTGGTTGATACGCCCTGGGCGCTTGCAGTGGCCTCGTAAGCCTTGGCAAGCAATGGCCCAGCACTTGGCGCATAAGGATTGATGACGAATTCGTGATGCTCCGGATTATCGCCAATGATGGCGTGAGTAGTCCCAAAGACTTCCCCACCAGTTGCCAACATCGGCCAGAAGCTATTCCGGGTGCCACCCTGTGGGCCGGAGTGTAGCCAGTCAATCTTGCTGACCCCGCGGATAATGGTAGACCCAATGGAGTTCAACCAGTCAGTGTTGTTGAAGAAGGCGAGCAATTCATCAAACGGATTCATTCGGTTGCCGTGTCCCGGCAGTGCATACTTGGCAAAAGTACCCGGTGTGTACTGCAAGACCCCAGCGGCTTCATTACCACCAGAGTTGACATCGTGAACTTGTTGGACAACTGAACGCCCACCAGATTCGCTCATGATTGTCTGCCACAACAAGCCGAAAAATCCATCACTTGGTTTAACCTTGTTGATAGTTGCAGCGGCTCGCATCATGTCTTTGCTCAATTGTTGATTTTCAAACGAATACAGGAATTGAGTAATGGAATGCTGAACCCAATGCTTCATGCCATCGGTAATCTTGTCCCATTCACCATGAGCAAGCTCGCCCCAATGGCCGATTGAGCCATAGTCACCGCCAACGGCTCGCTGAATGACGCCCTTCACACGCTGAACAGGTGTTTCCAGGTAGTCCTCCATTGACCTGAACTTCTCGTCCATACCGCTGACAGCGTCGCCAATCTTAGCAATCCAGCCTTCAAGGGCACGGACGATTCCGCCGCCGGCAAAGTGCTGGGCACCGCCGACAACACCGCCAGTAGCGTAGTGGTCAACACCAGCCATTTTCATGATTTGCTTAGTTTCTGGCCCTGAGTAGATACGGGTACCAACCGGCAGGAAACCGGTCCAGTTTCGCTCCTGAGCCATTCCAAAGGATCCGTCGGGGAATTGCATTAACTCTTTCCAATCGTCCCCTGGGCCGTCATTGACGACCGACAGAGAGCGGTGAACAGTACCACCCTGAGCAAAGTGAACTTTGCCCAATTTCTTAATGCCGCTACCATGACCAGTGAAGAAGCTCCAAACGGCATCAATAGCGCCGATACCACCGTTAATAACGCTGATAACCGCATTCATTCCGTCTTGGGCTATCTTCTTGATGCCATCCCAGATGTTGCCAAAGAAGTCCTTCAAGCCATTCCAAATGCTATTCCAAACGTTGCTAATGGTGTTTAATCCATTTGAAATGGAATGGGACATGTTATTCATTCCGTTAGCAGAGCCTTTCTTCAAGTTCTGCCAGGTTTTATCTGTGAACTTCCCGATGTTGGTCCAGGTTCGGTCCCAGCCTTTCTGGAAGTTCTTAGACCACTTGTCATGTTCCTTCTGAATGTTCTTCATGCCATTCTTGGCATTTTTAGCGAACCCTTGCCAGAGCTTAGACGAACCCTTTTGCAGGTCCTTCCAGTGCTTTTGCCACTGCTTTCGCTCTTGCTCCTGTTGCTTCTTTTGAAGATTGGCACGTTGCTTGGCGTTCCGCTCGTATTCCTTCTCCATCTTGGAAAAGTTCTTCTTCAAGTCACGTTCCCAAGAAGCCTTGCCGGTGAAGGTATCGCCAATTGTCTTGGCAATTCCTTTGCCCTTCTTTTTGAGGTCTTTCCCGAGGCTTTCAAAATCCTTACTGATTTTGTGGCAGAACGACCGGAATTTCGAACTGTGCTTGTAGGCTAATGCAAATCCCCCGGCGATTGGGTTGACGAGGAATAATGCAATCTCCTTCCAATCATTTTTGAAGAAGTTGATTACTTTCTTACCAGCGCTGACCAGCAACTTAAAGCCGTTGTTTACAGCGTCACGGAATGGTTTGATGTGTTTGTAAGCCTCATAGAATGCCAAACCAACAGCGACAATAGCCACTAATGCAATCCCAAACGGGTTAGTCAGTAGAGCCTTACCAGCAGTAAGAATTGCTTTGCCAACCAGCTTAAAGCCAGTGGCTAAGACAGACAGGGCCTTCCGGAGCCCACGTGCGGCAACAGCTGCGACCTTTTGAGTGGCAGTCCAAACCTTGGTAGCTGCTGTTGCTGTCTTGATTGCAGCAATTTTGAAACCGGCGCCTAGGAGCTTTAGACCGGTCCACAGTCCTTTGGCTGTTGCAGTAGCGATGTTTGATACAGTAGTCCAAACTTTGATTGCTGCCGAAGCAACTTTAATTGCTCCAGCAAAAGCAACCATAATCCCGGCGATAGTGCCAACAACTTGCCCAAGACCTTTAATGTACTTAGAAGCTGAGCCAAGTCCCTTCATCTTTGATATTGATTTATCAATTGGGCTCCACAACTTCCCAAAGACGTTTGCAACTTGCGTTATTGCGTCCCAAATTGAGGACATAACGCCGGCAAATCCTTTCCATGCACCACTAGCAAATAGAGCTATCAAGCGTGTGATAACTATTAGCAAGTCTTTAAAAGGCGCCACGATCTTCCCAATTGTCTTAGAAACATCTGAAATATCCTTTTGCATTTTCTTGCCAAGACTTTGAGCTGCTTTTTCAGTCTTAGGGTCAGCCATCCACTTAGAAAATGATTTGAGAATGGGATTAGCAGCATTGGTTAAAGGAGCCATTAATGGCCCGAGAATCCGAGGAGCCGCTGATTTTGCGGTACGAATCATACCGTTAAGCGTACTAGAAAAGTTATTCGTGGCATTCTTATATTCATGGCCCATTCCTAGCAAAACGTGGTTCATGGCGTCAGAACTAATTTTTCCTTGACTCATCATGTCGTTCATCTGCGACATAGTTAAGTTCTTGTTATGAGTCACCTCTCGCTCATAAGCAAGCAACTCTCCTCTAAATTTTGGAAAGACGTTTTGAATGGAAAGCATATCTTGCGCACTGGCTTTGCCATTACCAAGCATTTGCGACCATTGAGTAGCAAAGTTTGAGATTTCGGCGTCACTTTTGCCAAACGCATCTTGCAAAGTCAGAACAGCCTTAGTTAGATCGTTAGTTTTCCCAGCGCTATCAGTAACAGCATAGAATTTTTGGTTTAAGTCGTTAACCATTTCAGTTGAGTTTTGGGCAGCAACAGCCAACTTGTTAGTCATGTCAACCATAACCTGTCCCTTAGAGGCAGAACCGGTTAAAGTATCCCAACTAGCTTTCATGGTTTGTTGTTGAGCATTGTAATCCCAACCAACTTTAATCAATCCACCCATCGCGTTACTAATAGCTTGGATACCTTGTAATGCCGCATTGCCTAGAAACGTCCCAGCCATAATTGCCTTGACTGATGAGAAAGTGCTACCAAGCATTTTTGTTTTACCGGTGAGGCCAGTAACAGGGCCAGAGGCATTATCATGTACCGCAATGGTAATCTGCTTAATAACTGGTAGTTCTTGCAATCGTAGTTTGATATAGCTTAGCCGATTTGAAGCAGCGTCTTTTATCTTTAACCAGGTAGATTTTTCCTTGGGAACATCATGGACTTTACGTGCCCAGCTTGCCAGCTTAGGATCATCTACCTTAACCTTAAAATTCGTGGTTCGATGGGTAGGTATGCCTTTTAGCTTGTCTTGGTATAGATCAAGCTGGCGCGTTACATCTTTAGTAGCGTCAACAGCCCGATTACGGTAGTTTTCAAACGCTTCTTTGTTCTTCTGCAATTGTTCAGTCAGCTGAGTAACAGACTTTTTGGCAGTATCACCATACTTAGCCCAACTATTGCTGCTTTCTTGAACGCCTGAGCTAGCCTTTCTAACGGTGCTCTCTGCTTCTTGCATAGCAGAACGGGCTTTTTTAACGCCTTGTGTTACCTGGTCAACGAACTTCCAAATGAAGCGTTTTTCAACAACCGCGCTTGTTGCCATAGGCTCTACCTCCCTTCTCCATTACCTAAAAGTTGCCAAAGACCCTTTCGATGGTTCTCCTTGCTTTCCTGCTTCGTTTCAGCGTCGTTAAGCATATCTTCGGCTGACTTGATATTTTGCTTAGACAAGGAGCTGAACAGTTCTTCCAACGACTGCTGCATTTCAACTGGCACCGTCCGTTGCGGAATGTGCTTGTTGAAGATGGTTTGTTCTCGCTGGTCTGCTAATGACAGCTGATAGCCTTTTTGAACCGCCTTAAACTCAGCTGGCGTTAACTCATCTAGTTCTGTGGGTGTGAGTCCACATCTTCTGGCTTCGGCGATGATTCGTTCGATGCTAACAAGGCCTTGAGCTTGTTGATTTCGTCCGTCAGTTCCTCCAGCCCCAAGGAGAGTTGCTGGCGCTTGCTCTTGTCCTCTTCCACTTCCATCTGCTTTTGGGCCATATCCGCGTTCTTGTTCAGGTCCTTGATGAACTGCTTCAAACGACGGGCTAAAAAATCGTCTTTCTTTAATTCACCAAGAATGTCGTTGAACGCCTCGTCGGTGGCTTCATCACTGGCGAAGATAGTAGCTTCCAGTGCCTCTTCTACCGCGTCGACAGATGGCTGATTTCGCTTGTACCATGCTAATGAGTGGAAGTATGCAGCCACAATAGCATCGACGCTTTCATTCAGTAGGCCATCAACTAAGGCAGAGAAGCCGTCAGGGTAATCTTTGCCCTTGAGGTCCTCGTCGTCCCGGGTCTGCTTGTAAAAAGCGAAGTTCAACTTCGGTTCGTATGCTGCTGGTTGTGCGTTTTGGTTAACTTTAATCATTAATGCTTCCATGTCTTAAATCCTCCTAAAATTACTTTGGCTGTGCTGGTTGTGCTGTTGGAGTAGTAGCGGCTTTACCGTGAGCTGCCAGGTACTTGTCCATCGGCAGTGGTTCTGGATCCATCGTGCCACCGATGTCGGTATTGTGGGCGTAGTCATACAGCTTGAGTCCAGACTGGTACAGCATTGGCTCCATCTCGTCCTGTGACGTAACACCCTCTTGGGAGTTCCCATCGATGTTATAAGTGATGTTAGAGTGTAGCAGGTTGTTGACCGCTTCGGTCTGTGGCACCCCGTTCGGGTAAGCCATGCCATAAGTACCCGGAACAATGAATTTGCCCGGATTTGCAGGGTCGTCCCGCTTCTTGTTAAAGTCAAACCGGAAAATGCCGACCCGTACCTTGTCACGGACAGCCCGCTTCAAGCCATAGAAGATTTCATCATCAAGCATCCGCCAGTAGGAATCAACAACGAACGTTTCGTTGACAGCACCAGGGCCGTGAACGGTTCCTTGCTTCAAGTTAACGGCCGTTTGCGTCATTGTTTCAGTTGTCGAAGTTGCGGCTTGAAGCCCCAGCATGTGAATGAGAGCGTCCTTCTTATCCCACTGGAACTTGATTCCGTAGATGATAAGGTCCGCTTTCAGCATTTCGTTTGGATCAATGCTTGCGTCAGTTACGCCAAAATCGTCTGCCATTTTTAATTTCCACCTTTCTTGATTGCCACGCCGTAAGTCATATAGTCAAACAAAAAAGCGACCCTCTTGAGAGAATCGCCTCCTAGTTCATCGTCTAGCGTGCGCGCTGAATAACTGTCAAAATCTGACCACCAGTGTGCACACCGAACTCGTTCCATAGCATTACGGACTTGGTTACTTATGCTTAGTCGTTCGCCAACCTGGTCCGGTCGTGCGTAAACATCGACCGAAACTGTCAGCTTAGTCTTTTCAATTACTTTAAAATCACGGGGTTGGTCTTGGCCGTTCGACAGGTCAATAATGACTTGCGGAAATTCAGCCTTGTGGGCCTTGCCATCGTAGTAGACAGGTGCTCCCACCTGCTTCAGCGCCCGTTTCACTTGGCCCAGCAGGTCTTCTTCTGGTCCCATGTCAGGCCCCCTAATCTAATGCTTGTCGCATTGTTTCTTCAAACTTCTGGTCTAATTGAGCCGCTACCTTCTCGCCGCTTGGCTTCATGAATGGTTCTTTAGGATTGTTCCCCCGACCGAATTCAACATCTACGCCGTAGTAGTGAGCGTCTTCGCTCTCAGAAGGCTTATTGACCCTGCGAATCTTCTTGGCCCCTTGGGCAATCGCCTTGCGGGCCTTTTCCGCGTCTTCGGCAGTAGCCAGTGGTGCAATGCTAACTTTATAGCCGCCCTTGCTGAACTGCGGAGTAATGCTCCCCTGCAAGGTACCGGTAGGGACATAGCCGCTCTTACTGTGACCGACCAACGACGCTTCAAGGTCGCTGGCTGCTTCCACTTCTTGAGCTGCCGCATTGCGAATGAAGATTTTACTGGCCGCCTTAGCACGGGCATACTCCCGATTGACTTCTTCCAGCGCTTCCGGCATCCCCATAGCGGCTAACGCCTGCGCAGTGGCCCGTGCTTGTTCAAAGTTGCCCATATCAACTTCAAAGTTGACACGCGGCAGCTCATCATAGTTATTTGCCATTGAAAATCACCTCCGCATTGACAATGTAGAAGTCGGTCCGCTGAAAATGCCGGCCTACTTTTTGAATTTGGTGCCAGGTGTCTTGATTGTCAGGATCATAGTCATCGAGCCCGATTTTATCGGCTTCAACTTCTCCAAACACCCGGACAATCGTTACATCGTACATACTGCCGTCACCGAACGTTAAGTTAGTCCGCTTAACGTTGGCCTTGACCTTAGTAGCAGCCGCTTTGGGGTGGCTGTACATATCGTCATCATCAGGGGCGGTTAGCGGTTTCTTGATGAGATATGCTACTTGGTCATACCGCATTGCTATCACCAACCAATCGCATTGCCCGTCAGGTCCTTACCGTCACTATTGCGGTCAATCCAGGCTTGAATATCGCCCATGTAGTCCTTCAAGTCGTTGGAATTGAAGGACAGCGTCAGCCCCTCTTCACTAATGCTGTTGAGTCCTTCATTGTGGAATTTGTTGTACTTAGCCAACGCCAAGTGGTCGACTAAGTAGTTTAGTTCCACCGGGAACTCGGCACCGTCAGGAAGATACTGCTGAATGTAAACCATAATGGCCTGCTTAGCTTCGGTGATGTAGACCTCAACACGGCCCTTGTCAGCGTCATCAAGTGTGACGCCTAGCAGTGTTTGGATTCGCTCAACGTCTGTCATTGACGTCATACCTCCTTAGATTACTTTGCAGGTTCTGGGTTTGGGGTAGCTGGTGTAGTAGCTTTCTTAATTGCTTCGTCAGTCGTAGTGAACTTAACGAATGGAATCAGCTTTTCATCAGCCACACGGGTCCAATACTTACCATTTGCCATATCGGCCATGCTTGGGTATGCTACCGGCTTGCCATTGTTGTTCCTCATGGCGTCAGCTTGGAAGACGGATTCGTTCCAAGACATCCCAGCAGGAGCCAGGATAAAGCGACGACGGTTAACCAGGTAGTCAGTACCATGGAACCGCAGGGCTTCCCGACCAGTTTCAACAGCACGGTCAACAGGTAGTTCAGACCAGCCAAAAGCACCAGTAGAGAATAGATAGCTGGTGTAGACACCGTTCTTAACTGGGAGCGTGTCATCAACAACAATCTTGACACCCTTGATGGAATCACCTGGGTTTGGTGCTGAAATCTGGGTAGGCAGCTGAGTACCGTTGACCATGATTACATTGCCAGTCTTAGGATCCACGATGTTAGCATTTTGAAGTTGCTTC